GAGTTAAGCCCCAATGAGGAAATTTCCGCCGAAAGCGTGATGGGAATACCCGCGCCGCACGGAATGTCGTTCGATGCATCAACTACCCACGTTCCCGTATTGATGGCACTACTGTTGAGGAATATCGGCCCTTCTCCGGAGATGCCTTGAACAGCCCCGAAGGAAGCTCCATTCCAGCCTGTATTGCCGAGTTCACCCGACCCGTTGATCAGGAGGTTCGAACTGTTTACGCCTGACAGCCTGCCAGTCGCGGCGAGATCGCCTGCGATACCCCCCTTCACAACGAGATCACCACCAACCGTAAGCCCTTTGGTTACCGTGAGGAAGCCGCTTACGACTTCATCCGACAGCATCCGGCCGCGTTCGGCGACATGCCAATACTTGCCACCGTCCGCAACGTAGGTCGCCCAATCCCCCGTGTTGAGCAGATTGATTTGCGATCCGTCGTCACCCTGAAAGCCGATCGCCACCGGCGGGCCGACGTTGAAGAAATGCACACAGGAATTTACAGACACCGATGACGCCAGAGGCAACTTGACCGATTTTCCACCAACCCCCATGTTGAGGCCGAATCGCGTGCCTACGTTCGATGGCGCGAGTGTCCAGTTGTCGCTCAGGATGTTGTATCCGAGCGCGACGCACGCGGACAAGACGTCGACATTCGCATTGAACCGCATGTTTGCGGTCCTCTGATCATCCCCGCCGGCGCCATTTGGCGGCACTCCGAGATTGGCTTTTTGAAGTTGCGGCATTTTCTACCCTATGGTGCAAACGTCTGCTCAAACTGCGCCGTGATCGTGTACACGTTGCCGTTCTTCACCGGCTCGGTGTACTTCTCACACACGAACCGCCCTTGCGGTCGAAGCGGAGGCGTCCAGAAAAACGACACCGCGCCGGCGTGCTCGTCGAGGAACTTGAGGATCGCCGAGATCTTCTCGGCCTTCCCGACGAATCGAAGGTTGTACGACGGCACGCGGTTATTGAGGCCATCGGCCGCGCGCTGCGTGTACCCATCGCCGTAACTGGCCTTTCGTACATGCAGCGTCGTATCGCCGCCGAAACCCTCGACAGTCGGCGACCAGATAAACGTGTCCGTCATCACCCCATCCCGTTTTTCAATTTCCAGAGCGCCCCACCCTGACGACTTTCGACCGCGATCAGCCCCTGCACCATCTGCGTGAGCTTCTTCACGAATTCAGCGCTCGCCATCATCTGCGTCGCGTTGC